TAACATAACGGATCTAGCATGCTTAGGAAATAGCTTCCTAGCAAACTTAATCTTCTCTTGATATTTTAAGGGATTCTTATTCTTATCCTGAGACTGGGATAGAAAGATTCTATATGGATTGGATCCCGCCTTCTGCGATAAAACATCGAGCAACTTACCATGGCCGATCGTCGGAGGATTCATTCTCCCGAACGTATAAAATACAGTCTTTTCTTCTTCTACTAAAAACTGTGAAAAACTATTAAACATATTAACCGCGCTTTTTACCCATTTCTGACCGTCTTAAAGTTGGCAATAGTTTCTTTGCCATTCGATTTACTCTACCTTTCATTTTATCCAGGCGAGACTCAATCTCTTTCTTTCTTGATGGGGTAAGGTCTCTTTTAGCAATACCTTGGGTTAGCTTTTTAGCCAGAGCCCTGCGAGCAGCCTTGCGGGCTCTTTTCGCTAAAACTTTAGAGCTAGCGATCTTTGCCCTTGCTTTCTTCTGACCTACTTTTAATCTCGATTGATACTTCTTCATGGTACGAGCTTTTTGACGACGTTGTGCCATTGAAAGAGCTTCGTCAACATTTACGGCTTTAATCTCATTGCCGCAGCAATCACATTCTTTACCGACCTCGTCCATAGTATGTTTACCACCGCAATGCCCACAATCGCTACCACAGCCGCAACTTGCTTTCTGTGCAGCCTCGTTAGTGTTACCTGTCGGAGTATCCATTTTTCTTTTTTTGGCCTGGCGGTTGATTAACTCATCTTCGCCGGGCATATAATTTACTGGTGTAAAATCTTTAAAACTGACCTTTGCCATTTAGTTCCTCGTTGGTTTATCCCATCCTTTTAATATATCTGGTGAAAAGTTGTTGTATGAGAACTCCATACGATCAACAAGTTTCACCGCGTCACCACCTAATTTATCAATAGCTACATAGCCTTCGGCTCCTGTTACTTTAAATCCATTCTTACTCTTTACAAATGTTGAAATATTCTGTAAAGTATTAAGCTTATTTATAAGTTTTAATTTCACAAGAACAATCAATTTTTGTAGTTCAAACATCTTTTCTAGTGATTTTTTATTATTCTCTGAGAAAAAATCTAAGAGTTTAGCTAGTTTATCCTGTTGTGCCGCTTTACCCTTTTCACTTTTTCTCTTAGATATTTCCTTTGCATATTTCAGTCTGATCCACCGAATGAGCATTGATACGTGTTGTCTTGAATCCCCAGGGATTTGTCCTTTTCTAACGTATTTGTTATTGAATTGCTCAACGAGGCGCGGTAGCTCTGAATGTGATTCAAGTTCTTTAAGGGTAGTCCCAGCAATTTGGTTAAATAGTTTTCCGATTTCTGAAAGATTCGCATTAACATAATCGGTATCTTTCTTACTCATTGTTGCTTTTGTTAAATCCCTTAGCATAGCATCCTGTGACCAAACGTTTTTACTTTTCTTTAGCGAGGAAACGTTGACTCCATAGTCTGCCCGATAGGTGGCAAAACCTCCACTTGGATTGGATGATCTATAAGTGGTATGCCAGACAATTCCGATTTTTGCGCTTCTGACCGCCACAGCAGCAGGGCTGCTAGCAGGTACAGCGTAGACGATAGTATTAGGGTGGAAAGTAATATAGTCCTCACCATTAATCCTTTTCTTTTTAATATCCCCGGGACCATAGAGAAAATCACCTTGTATAATACCTTTAATCCCTAACTCCGGTAAATGCTTTAATGCAAGCTTAAGCTTAACAGCCAGATCGCCGCTAGTATCAGCGTCCACATCAGAGTTAGACTTATAGACCTTAGGATCTTTATTGAAAATTCCCTTTTTAGCGACAAAGAATTTGCCATCACGTGGATCAGTGCCAGCAAAAATAGCAGGAGCGCCATCCCATTTAACAGATACGTTACCGTCATGTTCACCTCTCAGCATGTCTCTTAGACTACGTAAAGCTTCTATTGCCTGTCGTGTACCTTTTACACCGCCATAGATAACCTTATCCTCGATGTGGGTCATATGTGTGTTTTTAGATTCTGTTATAAAGTTTTTAAAATTTGTCATTTCATCGATACCTTCAGAAATACATTGTTTGAAACTATACATATTCTTTAATTTTTTTCTCAATAGCTGATATGATTTTATTATGTGTTTTACTTAAATATCTATCACTACGAAGACGTTTAATAGCAAGCGCAGTCTGTGCAGCATATTTCTTTTGAAAATCTGCAGGCCGTGTATCAATGTCTTGTACGTTTGCTAATCTATCTGCGAGTTTAATAACTAATGACCAACTTGACATTTTAGCCATCTTATTGGCAATATATTCACCTTTACCAATTGCATCAGAGGCAGCTTTATTAGTTGTTAATTCCTGAACCATATCAGCTACAAGAGCACCAAACTGTTTAACCAAATCATCATATGTTGTATCAGTATCTTCAATAGTATCGTGTAGATAGGCTGCCTGTACTAACGCCGAAAGATTGTTTGATTTTTTAAACTTTTGTACGAACCGAGCAACTTCTTTTGGATGCTCAATATATTTACCACCGCTTTTACGTGTCTGTCCTGAATGGGCTTTAGTAGCAACCCGTAAAGCTTTAAGTGCACTTTCATTAAGTGTTTCTGTTTCTTCTGATATGTATTGCTTAAAGCTTTCCATCATTTCCTCACTAATACTATATCAAATGCTGCAGTAATTCTAGCATTGTTTGATCTCATTATTGCCCTCACATCTATGTCGCTTTTTTCAGGGATTCTAATTGGAACGGTAAACTGATATAGATATGGACCACCTATACCAGAGACTTCAAATGAATGTCCTACCCTGAATGTTTCCTGATTCCAGTATCTAACAAACATATCTACGTGAGCATCAGCATTAGCTTGAACAGTGCACACGCCCTGATGTAAATAAGCTGTGTGTTTAGCTGGTACAGTATATACCGACATTAAGGTTTGACCCTTACCAGCATTAATTCTGGCAATAGTTGTTCCGCCGATGCCTCCAGCTTCAATATCAATATTGCCAGTATTAGTATCCCCGCCTGAAGTACAGAATACACGATTTACTCTACGCCACAATCTAACACCGCTCGTATCTGCTCCGTTAATAACAATATCTTCAGATTGGAAATTCCAATCCTGATCTAAACCCTGTACTGTTACAGTGTGTCCATCATCTGCTGCATCATTACGTTCGACGTTAACTGTTAAAGGTGTGGAAAGAGCTGACCAGGGATATAAGGTGTCATTTACATCCCATATAGTACCAGTTTGGTTCTGTGACATAGCCGGAACAGCACCAAACTTATGTATAAAAGATGTCTTGGCTAATTGTCCATTGGCTAACTGTATTCTTTCCGCTAACTCTGAATTATCCAGGTAATTGGTAACTGCCATATTATCCTCCGGCCTCTAATTTTACGTACACTGAAGAGTCAGAGGTCTTTGACCCAGCTATATTAACCATATAGGATACAAATTCATCGCGCTTAGATTTAGCAGCATTATCTACCGCATAAATGATTTCAGTTGCTGCCAAGTTAGCATGGATTCGATCAACTGTGGATTTCTTTAGTTCTTCCCAGAAAGCATCCCATTGGATATCCGAATGAATTGAATTGGCCTTCTTCCAAAGATCTTTAGCGGCCTTTTCATCTTTACCGCCTACCATCTTACGTGCTGCTGCCTTTAATGAATTATTATCTTTTAGGGTTACACCTAGATATTCTTTAGCTGCATATACAATAGCGCCATAACCAGCTCTCCCACCTCTTGCGCCTGAACCTTGGATCTCTACGTTTATTGCGCCCAATGTTGTTGGCGCTCTAACATCCATTTTCTTTTGTCTGTCGAAGTATATATAACCACCTTTAAATGACCAGTACGTGGCGGTTCTAGTAGAGGCTTTTAATAAAGAATGGCTATATGTATGTTTACCTAGTTCAACACCATCAAGATTATAGTCCGTGGCTTTGGCTTTCTTTTTAAGATTGTTAATCTGCTTTAGTGATATTCCAATAATAGTACGATCTAGGAAAGCCTGTTTAAGTGTAGCGTTTAGGTTCATTACGCTAGATGCATCGAGTACTTTGTTTAGGTCTACATTTTTTTTAATAGCCCAGATATCGCCAGGATTCCATTTATCATTGTTTAGTGGCGGTTTCTTATCTGCTTTAAATGCCTTACCTTTCATTTTATAAATGTTATTCATTACAGTCGATCCGCGATGGAATACATGATCCCTGCCAACATACTTTTTATTAATTAGGGCTTTACCCGTTACATAAGCAGACACGTGCCATTCTGCTGCGGAGCTCATCATCTCATCAAAGGTTCTATCGGTATCAATCTTGCCTGCATATTTCTTTAATAGCTCTGGGGTAAAGTGTGAGAATTGGTGTTTTATCCCTTCGCCTTGTAATGCTGCAAGGTATAGGCATTGTAATGCTTCGCCATTTGCTGTCGCGCCAGTTGCGCCTGCACCCTTACCTGCACCACCAAATAATGGTGATTTACCTATGACGTTGGATTGGATAGTTTTACCACCTTTTACATCAAGGAAGAATACGTTATCCCTACTCTTGGTAAAATTATCAATCGATTTTAAATTCTGTTTGGTGTTTAAAACAATAATGTTTTTTCCATCGATGTCTGGGATAGGATTGTTATTTGCAATTGCATCTTTAAGGATATCAGTTCTTAGGTCATTGGTCTTGGCTTTCGGTTTTTCCCATTCAGCCCGGGTCATCTTTGCAAACATAGCAGCTCCCTCCAGCAGAAAATCTTTAAAACGTATCATTAGAATTCCAATAGTTTTCAGTGTATTTATATATTTATAACACACAAAAAACCCGAGGGGTTAACCTCGGGTGGAGTTAATTAACGATTGTATACGTAGATATCTGCTGTGTCAGCAAACTTTAAAGGAAGCGATTGGTTATACTGCCTAACGCCCATACGATGTCCACGACCTTGAAGCTTTACGTACTGCCGCAAAGATCTACCTCTTGATTTCTGAAAATCATTTAGATCCTTAACAGCATTACGGATTGTTTTAATCCAGGCCTGATCGTCGGGATCCTTTAGATCAACCGTTGCAATGTAAGAGTCTGTGCGGTCAGATTTAATAATCATTCTGTATCTCCTATTTTTGAATCTCTCTGGAAGATGATTTCTTCTATTTCTTCGAGGGTTTCTCTACAGGTAGCTAAGATGCTAGAGTCAGTTTTAAGAATTAATCTTTTAGCTTCGAAAATTTGGTCGTACCGATCAAGACCTGTAGGGATTTGATTTGCGATTGATTGAATAAAAGTCATCCTGTATCTCCTTTGGATAATACTAATATAATGTATAAGGAAGGGAATGTAAATCCCCTCCCCCTGACTTTTTTCATTTTTTATGAATTTTTATACTCCTAGAATACGAGCAGCCTCACGCTTGTTATCATTTGGTAGTGCTTTACCAGCCATTAGGTGTTCTACAAGCTGATGGAAGTAGAATG